TATTAATGATGATGCTAACTATAACTCTACACTTACAACTGCATTAGGTACTAAAGCAGCTAAAACTACATCAATATCTGCAGGTGGTGGTCTTACTGGTGGTGGTGACTTAAGTTCTAACCGAACTATTTCACACTCTGATACTTCATCTCAGGCATCTGTAAATAACTCTGGTCGTACATACATTCAAGATATAACCCTTGATACATACGGACACATTACTGGAATAACATCTGCTACAGAAACAGTTACAAACACTAACACTACTTACAGTGCAGGTAATGGTCTTGGATTGTCAGGTACAACTTTCAATGTAAATGGCGACCAACGTGGTAACATTACTTATATGGGTCGTGACACTAACGACTATATTGGCGTTGAAACTACCGCAATTAACTTTGTACTTGATGGCAACGTAGATATGAAGTTAGAAAACGATGGTGACTTACACGTTGATGGTAACGTTGTTGCTTACTCTACAACTACTTCAGATGAGCGTCTTAAGAAAGACATCGTGAAGATTGACAATGCTTTGGATAAAGTATCTCAGTTAAACGGTTACACATTTGAGTACTTGAACGATGGTAAGAAGTCTGCAGGTGTTATCGCTCAAGAAGTTGAAGCAGTAATGCCAAGTGCGGTTTCAGAAATGAAACTACCACTTAAGTCAGATGATGACCAAGAGTACAAAGTTGTTCAGTATGACCAATTACATGGCCTACTAATTGAAGCAATCAAAGAATTGAAAGCTGAAATCGAAACACTGAAAGGTTAAGTTATGGCGATACAGAATAGTGGCCAAATAGCCATGAGTGATATTATGACCGAGTTGGGTATCTCAGGTCAAACTGCTATGAATGACGCTGACGTCAGGGGTCTTATTGATAAGGCTTCTGGTGCTCAGATGTCTATGAGTGAATGGTACGGTGCGGCTAACGCATTTGCTTTTAATGCTCCTTCAGGTAATACTTCAAACGCAACATTAAGTACATTGGCAACAGCCGCAGGGTGGGATGGTTCTACTCCTGTAGTTATGACTATACCTAGTGGTTCTGTTTTACATGCAATTTCTAACACTAGTAATTTTGGATTAATAATAGATGTTGCTGATTCAACTATAGTTAACAACGGAGCTATAACAGGTTATGGAGCTAATAGAGAGGCAGATGGTGGTCACGCTGTAAAAATAAACGTGACTGGTATTACACTGCAAAATAACTCTGGTGCTTTCCTTGCAGGAGGCGGCGGTGGCGGTCATGGTAACGGTGCAGGTTATCCTAGCTATAATCCTTTTGGCGGTGCTGGGGCAGGGCAAAGAACTCCTGGTGAAACAGCTCCTGCGGCTTCAAATAGCCCTGGATTTGGTTACATAAATGCTAACTGTTATGGTTACTCATATGGTAACGTAAACGCAGGGGCAGGTGGAGATCAAGGTACTGGTGGTACTGGTACTTGGGTTTATCATCAGCAATCTTGCCATACTGGTGGTCATGGGTTTAACTATTTCGCTTCTAGGATATCGGCAGGGGGCTCTGTGTTAAGTGCAACTCAAAATAATGATGGGTCAGACTCTATGGGCGGCGGAGGCGGCGGCGGTTGGGGTCGCTCTGGTCGTGGTAGTAATGGTGGTGCTGGTGGTAAAGCTGTTGAGGATTCTGGTAATACATACACTTTAACTAATAATGGTACGATATATGGAGCTACAACATGACGCAAGAAGTTATACCGCATAACCTTGAAGTTGGTTTTTACAAAATTAGAACAAGTGATGGAGAATACTCTCCAGTGTTTCATATAGAAGAAGAGTGTGTTATTGGTTTTGTATCAACTGCTGAAGTTATTAAAGTAGATGAGCCAGAAGGGTTTTTTGCAAGTACAGAACTTTCTCAAGCTAGATTAGACATATGTAATAGTTGTGATAAGAAAACTTTAAATATTTGTAGTGTTTGTAAGTGTTTTATGCCCGCAAAAACCATGATTGCAAGCTCCGCTTGTCCAGATAATAAATGGTAGCAAGTAAATCTAAATAAATATAAAATAGTACTTGACAGATGTGTAAAACATGTGTATAATTAACTTAAGGTTGCCCCCGATGTATATAGGTATACTATATGGTTATAGACAAGTACAAAGCTGTAGTAGATGGTATTAGCTTATTGGAGTTAGGAGATATACACTCTTATTATACTCCAAGTCATGTTAATACCTTTCTCCTTCTTCCTATAGAACATGATAAGATAAGAATCTATTATGAAGACGATAAGCCTGTAGGACTAATAACTTGGTGTTGGTTATCAACTACTAAGTCTAATCTCTTCTTAAACGATAAATATCAACCTACTGCAGAAGATTACAAACAAAATACCTCAGATGATTTATGGGGTATAGAATTCATAGCTCCTTTTGGTCATACACGTAAGATGATGAGAGCCATAAGGAACACGACTACAGAACTATACGGAACCGCTAATCAAGTCCACTTCCGAAGATTCTATAATAGGAACAAGTTACACAAGAGGATGTTCTAAGAATGTATAATCCATTTTCAATGCAAAGAATACTTAATCCAGTTGGTTCTGGTATGATTACTTATGGTGGTACAGATGAAGGTAAGGAGCAAGCGGCTAATAGACCTACTACTGCACAACCTATTACTAATACTAACACAGGTGCTGTTATAAAAGATAGTCAAGGTAATGCTGTAATGGGTAGTGACCCTGCTACCCTTCAAGAGCGTTCAGCTTATCTAGATAGAAGTGGTGATGATCAAAACAATCAGATAAATACTCCTGGAAATCAAGTAAGCCCTATCCAGGATATTAGTATGCCATTGTACGGTACTCAAGGGCCAGAGAATAACCCTACTACTGCAAATGCTATACTAATGGCAGAGCCTGAGTCATACAACTACACATATGAAGAAGCTGTAGCAATCAGAGACAGAAAAAGCAGAGATGTACTGAACCCTGCTAAACAAGCAGCAGTAGACGCAGCTATAGCAAAAGGCCCAACACCTCCAACTAAAGAGGAGTTAGCTAAACAACAGTCAGATAAGATTAAGACTGCATCAGGTAATATGATGGAAGCTTCTGTTACAGCCCCTGGGACTATGGCTACTACCGCCGCAGTCGATAAAATAGACCCGAATGCTGAAGGAACTACCATTGCAGCAGGTACTGGTGCACTAGACCCTAATGCTCCTCAGATAACAACACCTGACACGTTCAACGCAGCCTCTGTAGACCCTGTTAAAGCAGCGGACAGTGTAAAGGCAGAGACAGATAGTGTAACAGCTGTACAAGGCACTGTTGACCCTAATGCTTTAGTAGACGCTGAAACTAAAGACCCTGCTACTTTATCGGCTAGAGAGTTAGAAGCACAACAAATTGCAAATGCACAGAAAGTATCACCTACCGCTAAACGTATTATAGAGTCTGGAGAACTGATCTCAGGTTCTGCGGTAGACATGGCAGAAGTTAACGCAGCTCTTGATATACAAGCAGCTCAAGCAAACCCTTCAGAACAAGCTACAGTAAAAGGTCAACTAAGCCAGTTGATGTTAGACTTTGATAGCACTAATCCTCCTGCATGGGCAGCAGGTGCATTGCGTAATGCATCGGCACAGATGGCACAAAGAGGTTTAGGTGCTTCTTCTATGGCAGGTCAAGCACTTGTGCAAGCAGCTATGGAATCAGCCCTACCAATAGCAATGGCAGACTCACAGACGTTTGCTAAGTTTGAATCACAGAATTTATCTAATAGACAACAAACAGCTATGTTTGCGGCAGAACAACGTGCTCAGTTCTTGAACCTAGAGTTCTCACAAGAGTTTCAAGCAAGAGTAGCTAATGCATCTAGAATAGCTGATGTAGCTAATATGAACTTTACTGCTGAACAGCAGATAGCTCTTGAGAACGCTCGTATGGCTCAGACAGTAGACATAACCAATCTTAACGCTGTAAATGCTAAGATGATGGCTGATGCAGCTGCTATGTCACAGATGGATATGCAAAACTTAAATAATCGTCAACAAGCGGCTGTTATGAATGCTCAGGCTTTCATGCAAATGGATATGAAGAACTTAGACCTTCAACAACAAACTGATCTATTTAAAGTACAGTCTAACATACAAGCTATCTTTAGTGACCAAGCTGCTACTAATGCAGCTAAGCAGTTTAATGCATCTAGTGAAAACCAAACTAACCAGTTCTTTGCTAATATGGCTACACAAGTACAGCAGTTTAATGCAGGTATGGAAGTTCAACGTGATCAGTTTAACTCACAAAACGCATTAGTAATAGCTCAAGCTAATGCTCAATGGAGACAGAACACTACTACAATTAACTCACAAGCTCAAAACGTAGCTAATCTAGAGTCAGCTAAAGCAGCTAATCTGTTTACACAGCAGATATTAGATACAGTATGGCAACGTGAGCGTGACATAATGGACTACGCATTTAAACAATCTGAAAGTGCTACTGATAGGGCACTTAGTGTTTTCTTGGCTAATGAGTCTAAGACGTTATCTATGTGGGAAACTGAGCAAGCTAATAAACAAAAAGACAAAGAAGGTATTGGATACCTATTCGGTCAAATGCTAGGAGGGATGTAGTAATGGTTCCAATGAATAAAGGTGTATACCTTAAGAACTTAGAAATGGCCCGTAAGGCTCTAATAGAAAACCTACAGTCAGACATAGGTGAAGAAGCTCCAGAAGATACAGTAGAAGAGGAGTCAAGTGAATCAGGTTTGATGCGCCCACGTCTACGTCCTCAGAGTGTAGAAAAACAGTCAATGCCAGAAGAAGGTATGGGGTTATCTATGATGAGGGCCTTTCAGAGACCAAAAGCTAGGCCAGAGGGTCTTGGAATGAAATCATTTGCTATGAAACTCAAAGACTCAGAGAGTAGTGGTAAGTCAGATGCACAGATAAAATTAGATGATGGTCGTAAGATGACTGGTTCTTATCAGTTTTCAGACGCTAGACTAAAAGACTTTATGAAATCAGAAGGTATGGAGTTTTCTACAGAAACATTCAAACGTAAGCCTAAGTTACAAGAAAAAGTATTTGAATGGCATATGAAAGATATTGATTCTACTATTGACAAATTAGATAAGTCTGGTAAAATGTCAAGAGATGGTTTAAGAGCAGTAGCTCACTTAGGCGGTAAGACAGGTATGAAGAAGTTCTTTAAAACTAACGGCAAGTATGACCCTGCTGATAAGTTCGGAACTAAGCTATCTGACTACTACAACAAATTCAAATAAAGGAATATGTAAATGATTATACCTGGACAGTCGCTGACTGCAGAGCCAAAGAACGCACCATACGAAAACCCACCTGAGTATAATACTCCAGAAGATGCTCTTATGTGGCATTTAACACGTCTTCAAGATGAAGATAAGTTTAAAGCACTAGCAGATACTTTAGAACTAGGACTTGATGTAGTAACAATCACTGAAGGTTTATTAAGAGGTGCAGTACTTAACGGAAGACATAGCATCGACGTATCATTAGTTATAGCTCCTGTTATACA